GAATAGAACATATAAAAACTATAATAGGTGATGTTCTTATTATATGGGAAGATGATTATTATAGACACCCTGAAATGGTAATACAACAATGTTTAACATTTTTAAAAAATGAATAAAAAAATAATAAACTCATTTAATGTAGAAAATTTTCAAATCCTTACAGATTCCGGATTTGAAAATTTAAAAGCTATACATGAAACCATCCCATATAAATTATGGTTTTTGCGTACCAATTCGTATGAATTGAATTGCGCAGATCGTCATATCGTTTTTACTGATGATTTAAGCGAAAAATTTGTAAAAGATTTGAATATAGGAGACATTATTCAGACTGCTAATGGTATGGAAAGTGTAATTGAAGTATATGAAACTTCATTAAAAGTGAATATGTATGATGCAGAAGTTCAATCACAAAATCATCGATATTTTACTAATGGCATATTATCTCACAACACTTCAACACTTTTTATTCTTTCCAAACCTTATACTACACTTTATATTAATGCTTCATCAGAACGCGGTATTGATGTTTTGCGTGATAAGATTGGAAAATTTTGTGCCACTATTTCATTAGAGGATGGAAAAGAAAAACTAAAATGTATTATTCTTGATGAATTAGATGGGGCAACTTCTGAATTCTTTAATGCTTTTAAAGCATCTATGGAACGCTATTCAAATGTTGCTAGATTTATTGCATCTTGTAATTATATACAAAAGGTTCCTGATGCCATTCAATCTCGATTCAATTGTATTTCTTATGATGCTGTAAATAATGAAGAAGAGACTTATCTTATTGAAGAATATAAGAAAAGAGTTAGTTCAATACTAACTGCTGCGAAAATTTCTTTTACACCTGAAATATTAGATAGATTTGTTAGAAATGATTTTCCAGACATGAGAAGTTTAATGAATAAACTTCAAAGCTTTTATCTTCAAGGAATAAAGGAACTTAATGCTAAGAATTTTAACATTAATTTTGACTTTGAAGATTTATATAAAATATGCTTAGCAAAACAAGAGCCTTATGAAAATTATAAATTCATTGTTAGCGAATACGCAAGTAGAATCGATGACACTCTTAATGCATTGGCAATAGATTTTATTGAGTACATAAAAAGTAATGTCCCAAACAAAATAGATAAAATCCCGTTGATTATTATTGCAGTAGCTGAACATCAAGCACAAAGAACAATGGTCATAGATCCATTAATAACATTATTATCTGCAGTGTATAAGATACAATTAATAACAAATCAAAAATGAAAAGAATAAAATTATTCTATGGCCAGGATACTATCGCTATAGAAGAAAAAATTGATAGATGGGCATTTAAAGAAAATGCATTCTTTCCTGTACCCATAAACATTATATCTGCTGTTGGTAATATTGCAGAAAATCATAACATACTTATAACAATAGTATATGAACCAAATGTACCAGCTAACTTTAAGATATAATGACAACGAATCTTTAGGTTTTTAATATGACAAAAATAAAATATATCACAGCAGATGCAAATAGACTTCAAATTGAGGTTGATAATTGGGTAAATTCCGAAAAACCGATTATTATATCAGCATCAGCAAGTTTAGCAGTATCTCATAGTGCTTATTGGTATGTAACAACTGCTATTCTTTATACTGAATCTATTGAATTGTAAAATTTTTAACATCAATTTAACTTTATATGATTTTTTAGTTCAACTCGATTAATTATATTTGTACTATGAAATTCATCTATACCGATATTGATTTTGTTTTATGTTTAGCTTCTGAGTATAAATATCATGACACTAAATGGGGACTTATTCAAAAGTTCAACCCTGGAGCTGTTAAGGTTTATAATCAAATTCTAACAGAAACTGGAGCTCTTCCAATCATCACAAGTGATTGGAGATATCATTATAATTTAGAAAGTCTTCGGGAAATATTCTTAGAATGGGCTGGAATTATTGTCAAACCGGCAGGAATTACTCCTGAGATACCAGGGATTGTTTTACAAAGACAAGCAGAATGGAGAGCAAAAGAAATTCTGGAACATGTAAATCAATTCAAACCAGACTTTTGGGTCGCTATAGATGACTTAGATTTAAGCCCATGGATAGATGCAAGTCACTTCGTTATCTGTCCAAGGTCTAATGAGGGTATAAAACAATGTGGAAAAGCAAACAAAGTAATTAAACTACTAATATGAACATACAACTTATAACAGCAGGCAGTTGACGATATTAATATTGAAGATGTGAAGGTTCGTGAAGTTTATCTAAGAGCTAGTCTTCTTATTTTACACTGGGATGGAAAATATAAAATTTTAAAAAATAAATACTCGTTATAATGACTAACCTTATTTTTGACTTAAATAATATTGCACATAGGTCACTTTTTATCGTGAGCGGATATGGCAAAAACGCTTATTCATTTGATTCACAAGATGAAATTGATCAATTGATGCGCAAGATGGCAATGGATATTGCTCAAATTATTCGCACCGTAAATTCATCTCGAATTATATTTGCTCTTGATTCAAAATCATGGAGAAAACAAATTGTGATTGATGAAAATGAAGGGTATAAGGGAACACGAACAAAAACTAGCCAAATCAATTGGAATAACATTTACAACGCTCTTACAGAATTCTCTGAAATAATGGAGAATAATGGGATGACAGTTACAAAAATTGAAAATGCAGAAGCAGATGATATTATTGCACTATGGTCGCATGAATTACAATATAATCAAGCACAACATGTTATAATTGTATCAGGTGATGAGGATATGCGTCAACTTGTAAGAGGCTTTCCTGTTGATGCCGCTAATGACAAGTGGGTTTTTACAACTGTGTTTAATCCTTTCACGCAAGGCAAAAATGCTTCAAAGAAGTTATTTGCTCCACATAATTTTCATAATTGGCTTAATGCAGTTGCGCCAGTAGATTTCATGCACATGAAAGCATCAGTCGACATTGATAGAGAAGATTTTAACAAAATAATCACAGGCGAACGCACTAAACTCGAACAAATTGATGGACGAATGATTGGCTTGCGTAAATTGTTTTGTGGTGATGATGGTGATAATGTTCCGGCAATGTATTCCTGGCTAAATGAAAAAGGAGTAATGGTTCGTTTAACAAATTCTAAATTTGAAAAAATTTATGAGATGCTTTTAGAATCTCCGACAGAACTTATGGATCATCTTGATATAATAGACAGATCAAAAAAGGTATTGGAAGCCGTATCAAAAGTTTGTAAGAGTACACCTACGTTTGATATAGATGCACGTATAGATAGGCAAATAAAACTTGTGATACTTGATAGCGCATTCTTTCCAGAATCAATCACTGATAAATTTAATGAGATAAAAACCATTGAATTAGCGAAACCTTATGCGAATAGAGGCGGTATAAATATGCATAATTTACTTGAAGGCACACGTTATGTGAATCCTAATAGTAAATATAATAAGCCAAATCGTAGTGAAGCCGGAATATTTAAAGAAATCGATAGGATAAAAGCTAACTCCCTTTTCTAATGGCACGTGGAACTTACAAAGGAGGATATAAATTGTCTTTAGCAGAAAATAGCGGACCATTGTATAACGACTATGTTGACGATGCTAAGTACTACGAGGAGCTACGAGAAGTTGCTCTCAGTGGCAGAGATGTTAACAAATCAGTTTACATCACATCGCGTCAGCGATCTTTAGCCCACACAGAAAATGTAATAAACAAACAAAGAAATATACAAATGACAACAAAAGTTATTACTATTGCCGAAATGTATCAAATTATTCCTGAAACAATGAAAATAAAAAATCAGGAAGCCGATCTAAAAGACACTCTTTCAAATGTCATCAAATATATTGAACAATCCGGAGAATGGGAGTTCGTTCAGTACATTCCAAAGAGCGCAACAAACTTAGCACTTATTATTGTAAGAGAGAACTATTTAATGAGCAAATCAGATCAACCTAAATCCGCTTGGACGCCAACTCCAGCACCTCAAACCATTCCCATAGAGGAGAGAGCCACGTTCGGACCCGGCTCACAATCTAATCCTGAGGCTGACACCATTGAAGCCACACCAACTGGTAGAGTGGTAGACGGCAAACCTGCCCACATGAAAATGCCATGGGAGTAATTTAACAAAAGAATAACATCTAAACCAAGAACTTTAGTCACTTTTGTGATATAACACTACAAACAAAACCCAACACATGGAATTTTTCGATTTTATAAAAGTAGTTTTCAATTCACAGGAGTATTCTCAAATCACTCCTGGCGAAAAGCGAAAGCACTTCTTTTTGACGAATCGCAGGTATGCCATACAATTTCCAATGCAAGCAAATGCTTTACAAAATTTAAAAATAAATCAAGCAGCTGTAATGGATTTTTGGAATGTTTTTTTATCGAAACAATATAAGTATGTTCCTGGATGGATATATACTAAAGGAGTAAAAAAATCAGTAGAGATAAAAGAAAAGAAATTAACAGTAAGCAATGAACTTATTAAAGAATATTGCAAATATGTTAAATGTGATCCGAAATCTGTAAAAGATGCGCTTGATTTTTTTCCTGATGATATGATTAAGGAATTGAAAAGTTTCGAAGTCTTATTAAAGCAAAAATAAATTATTAAATGCAAAAGCTTTTTTATGTTACTAACAATCAAAATATCACAATAGTTTTACAAAGTGTAAATCATATAAATGAATTTATTGGCGAAAACGGAAAAATAATAAGTGTAACCGCTGCCAATACAGGATGGCTAATAGTAGCAGAAAAATGATAAAAGATAAATCACCCAGAATAAAACACATCATATACACTTATGAACATGAAAATATAAAGGGTGTATTAGAATATTTAACACAACCAGACATGATTGTTGACCCATCTACGTGGTCATATAATCTCAAGTGTATCATTGAAAATGAACAGTATCATACTGCTCGACAAATAATAGAATTAATAGCATATAAATTTGTAAAGAAAATTACACTATGATTAAAAAGAATAAAACACTAGTAAAACTTGAAGACATTGAATCAGTTATTTTATCAGAGCTCAGTGTTGGACAATTATTACCGACAGTTATTGATAAAGTTCTTATAACTATCTATGAAGGATATCACACTATATTTCCACCAATGGATATGGGAAAATTCATATACAATAATACATGGAAAAAAGGAGTAGGCGGAGTCTTTAATCAAGATGTGGTAAATTATTCCAGAGGTAAGTCAACTGGAAAATATCTTCAAGTTAAAAGCCCTACACTTAATTGTATTATTCGTCTTATAAGTGAAGAAGAAATTGAAAGATTTACAATATTAGGGTTGATTCATGGACAAGTAAAAGATTCGCTTTATATGGTTCTTCGTAATTTAGAACCAGGCGGAAATTTAACAAATGTAGAAGAATTTTCAAGTGATATTGTTATACCAAATGAAGATATTTTATTCTATGAAGCTAATGCACAAGAACCTACCGATGATTTTGAACCTCATGTTGGAAGCGTTTCATTATTTTCTGAATAATATTTTTATTAAATTATTTTTTAGTATCAAGAAAATATATTATATTTGTACTATAATTTTTAGCACCTCATTTTTTAAGGTGCTAAAATTGTTTTGTATTCACTAACATACTAAAAAATGAAAATGAATTATTCGGAAAAAATTGGAACCTATATGGATTGGTTCTTCAAAAGGCAAAAAGCTAAAGCACATATGCGTCATGTAAGCAAATCGGAATGGAAAATTCGTAATTCAATGAATTCAGAACAAAGGAAAATTTTTGATCTTGTTGTTCAAATTACTACAGATTATCCTGAATCGATTTTGTATGACAAGATTACCGAAGAAACGATGATTACCCGCGAGCATTTATTAATTTCAATGTTGAACGACGTTGTTCATATTGATAATACTACAGGTTTTCATCCCGAAAGACTGCCAAAATCTGCATATCTTTTACTATTACATATCGTAGATAAGAATGCGCATAGATATCGCAGGGGTCTCAAATATCAAACTAAGCTTAATTTGCTTAGTTTTTTAGATAAGACAAGTGAAGAACATAAAAAATAAATTATGCTGTTACGAACTCATATAAATCGATTCTTAAATAAAAAAACTGATTTTACTGAAGATGCCTCATTAAAATCTTTAAATGAAACGCATCATTTTCTTGCGAAGGCTACTAAAACGATGGAGCGAGACGCAATAAGAAAAAACATTCGCTATTTTTTCGAACACGAAAAGAAATTTTTGGCAAAACTTTTGGCCAATTATGTTATAAAATTAATAATACTCATATCAATTGTTTACGGAATCATATTTGGCTTGCAATATTATTTTGATATGCCATGGGAACCAAAACTTCCAGTAAATAAGATTACAGTTTACATGAATAATGACGATAGTTTGAACATCACAAAGATGGACACAAATGTATTCATTATCAAAATTATATTTCCATACGATATTAAAAAAGATTGGAAAAAATACACTCAAGGTATTCACAATATCGAAACGCATGGCACAACAGATTCCGCATCATATTTTCAACGCAATGGTGAATATTGGGGTAGATATCAATTGGGTTTAGAAGCTCGAAATCTTGCAGGCATTAAAAGGGATATGACTTTTGAAGAATTTGCTTCTAATCCTTTACTTCAGGAAGCCTGTTTTTACGGATGGATGAAACATTTAAAAGGAATAATGCAACCTGAAATTAACAGATATTCTGGAAGATTTATGAATGGCATTCAAATTACAGAATCTGGAATTCTTTCAATGGCCCATAATGCGGGTACAGGAGCTTGTAAAGCATATTTATCAAGAGGCGCTAATCCACCTGGCGGATTAACATTTTTAAAAATGGGTGGTTATTATTTAAATTTAGAATAAATGAACAATATTGAAGCATTTGATAAAGCAATATCATTTATAACAAGAGCAGATGTTAATGATTTAATTGCTTGGCTTAAAAATGATACTGATTTTTTTATTGCACCAGCATCATCAAAATTTCACGGCAATTATGAAGGAGGATTATTAGAGCATTCTCTTAATGTTGTAAGATTAGCATTGCATAATTTCAATTTTATTGTAAAACAAAAACCAGAACTTGAATATCTTCGAGAATCTGTTATTATTGCTGCACTTTTTCACGATGTTTGCAAAGTAAATTATTATGTAAAAAAGAAAAAGTTTAAAAAAGATGAACAAAGTAAATGGGTAGAATACGATTCTTATGAAACAGATGATAAAATGCCGTTAGGCCATGGAGAGAAATCTGTTTATCTCATTTCAAAATATTTTAAACTAACTGATGCTGAAGCTTTAGCTATCAGATGGCATATGGGTGCAACAGAATTTAGTGTTAATATAACTGCTTCTCCTCAATCATTTGCATATTATGCAGCTATTGAGCATCCATTAGTTCGTCTTATACATGTAGCAGATATGATGTCATTATCACTTGAGGAAAAAAAGGAGCCAATCTACAGACCAGCTAATTTCGATAATAAATAAGATTTTAACACAACTTTAACAAAATCTGTTATTTTTTCATTTTGAAAAGAATTAAATTTGCTTATTCAATAATTAATTTTTACATAACTTAAAACTAAAACATGTTAACCGCATTTTATTTAACGATTTTAATCGTCGGATTGGCTATTTTTGTGCTGTCAATTTTTGCAGACTTTGGCCATGATTTTGATTTTCATACTGGAGATATTCATCCAGGTGATATAGGAGGCCATGATCTTGGTCAGGATTCTCCTGGTTTATTTTCACTTCGTGCTATATCTGCAGGATTAGCTGGGTTTGGCGTAGTTGGACTTACAACAACACTGTATTTAAATTGGCCAATATGGGCTCAATTACTTGGGGGAATTGGAGTCGGATTTCTATTTACTTATTTAGCGTATTTAATGATGAAAGTTTTTTATAGTCAACAAGCTGGAAAGCCTGCATCAACTGACACCACAGTCGGCAAATTTGCCACTATTACAATTGGAGCAGGCAAGCAAGGAATCGCTCAATGCAACGTGGAGAATCGTTATTATCCATGTATCTTAAATGATATAAACGCGCTTCCTTTGAAATTACATGAACAAGTAAAAATAGTTTCGGTATCAGGTAGTGGAGACACTTTAATCGTTGAAAAAATAATCATATGAAAACATTCTTTAAAGGACTAATGCAATATAACGCCACATATTGGTCATTAATTATATGTGGTTTTGCTTTGCTTATATTAGTTTGCTCAGTATTCGGAAAATTAATCTCTTAAAACAATTATAAAATGAAAAAATTATTTGTAATGATGTTTATAACTGCTTTGTTTTACAGCTTGTTCAAAATCAAAAGAATTTACTGACAATAAAGGCAAAACATTTATTGCTGAGCCTTATGGTTGGTCTAATTCTGATGAAAATAAACTCGACACTGTTGTTTATAAAGTTAATACTGGCGATGTTATTTGGTCAGTCTTAGGTTTTGAAACGATTATAGTTCCAATTTGGCTTACTGGTTGGGAAGTAATGGAACCTAAGCGTCTTAAAAGCGCAAAAGAATACGAAAAACATAATTAAAATAACAATAAACTAAAAACAAACAACTATGAATTTAATTGTCGTCGGCGCCATCGTGGCGGTCGTATTAATCATTTTTATCGGTCTTTGGTCGATATTATCTAAAAATTATTACAGAATTGCACCTAACATGGCAGCAGTATTGTATGGTAGAAAAAATGTTGGAGCTGCTGGCGCAACCAAAGGTTATCGTCTTATCACAGGTGGCGGTGTATTTAAAATTCCTTTTTTCGAGGAAGTAAAAATCATCGACTTATCTAACCGCGTGATCAACATTTCTGTTGCAAATGCTCCTAACAAGGACGGTGTAATGACAACTGTAGATGCAGTAGCCAACACGAAATTTTCAAGTGATCAAGCTCTTTTGGAAATTGCAGTTGAACGTTTCCTTGGAAAAACTGAGGATGAGATCAACAAAATTATCTTTCAAAATCTTGAAGGTCACCTTCGTTCAGTTGTGGGCAAGATGTCTATGGAAGAACTTATTGGAGATAAACAGGCTCTTAATCAAGCAGTTATGGAAGATGCTTCTGAAGATTTCAAGAAATTGGGTATCTCGGTTGATTCATTCAACATCCAGAACATTACTGACCACGCTGACTACATCGTTAACTTAGGTAAGAAACGTTCAGCTGAAATCAAAAGAGATGCTGAAATTGGTACAGCTGAAGCCGAAAGGGACTCAGTTATTAAAACTACAGCAGCTAAACGTGCTGGAATTGAAGAAGCTAACTTAAATGATATTAAGATTGCTGAAGCAAACAAGTTAATGAATGTTAGGAGAGCTGAACTGAAAGCTGAAACTGACAAACAAAATGAAATTGCAGCTCAGGCTGGTCCTTTATCACAAGCTCAAGCAACTAAAGCTGTAATGCAAGCCAGAGCAGCTACCGAAGCAGCTTCAGAAGAAGCTCAAATCGCAGTTCAAGCTCAAAGAGCTTTAAAAGATACACAACGATACAACGCAGATGTTCTTGTACCAGCTGAAGCAAACAGACAAGCTGCTATTATTCTTGCAAACGCAGAACAACAAAAGGCAGTTATTGCAGCTGAAGGACAACGTTTGGCACTTCAAAAAATTGCTGAAGGTGAAGCAAATGCAATCAAAATTAAACTTGTAGCTCAAGCTGAAGGTGAAGCTGCGAAAATTGAAAGAATGGGTAAGGCTGAAGGCGAAGCTATTTACGCTAAACTTTCTGGTGAGGCTAAAGGTACACTTGAGAAAGCAGAAGCATATCAGAAATTGGATGCTACTGGTAAGTTTTTGGAAGTTCTTAATGCTTTACAAACACTTGGACCTAATATTATCAAAGAATTTGCAGGAGTTATGGCTGCAAGTACTGCACACCTTGCAAATGTCAAAGACGTGAAAATAATCGATTTTGGTAATGGGCAAAATGGTAATTCTACCATAGGCAAATATGGTTCAGCCCCAGTAGAACTTATTACTAAATTTACTGAGTCATTACAAGGCACAGGATTTGATATAAGTAAACTTATGGGATTTTTGGGAATAAAAACTAATGATATTCCAACATTATCTGAACCTAAGAACATTGATCCTAAAAAATAAATTGAATAAAACCTTTTCTATACTTTTAATGGAAAACGATATGTGGGAGATCATTCATGTAATGATCTCAATCATCATAAAACTAAATCATATTTAGGTAGTGGACGATATTTTTTACATGCTAAAAAAGAATATGGAAAAGAAAATTTCAAAAGAGAAATTCTATTATTTTTTCCAACAAAAAAAGAAGCATTTGATGCACAGGAAAAATATATTACGCAATTTAATACATTATATCCAAATGGTTATAATTTAAGTCCTACGGGTGGAATAGGGGTAAAGGGTTGTTGCTCTGCAGAAACTAAGAAAAAAATAGGGGATGCTAATAGAGGTAGAATACCTGGAAAGGAAACTCGTGAGAAAATGGCAGCTTCAAGAACAGGTAATAAAAATGGTATGTATGATAAAAATCATTCCATTGAATCTTGTATTAAGATGGGCCAAACAAAAAAAGAAAAAGGGTGTGGCATAGCTGAAAAGAATGGAATGTTTGGTAAATCTCTATTTGAACATTGGAAAATTAAATTTGGAGAAAAAATTGCATTATATTGGTATCAAACCAGAAGATGCCATGGCAATGTTAAACTCGGCAGTAAAAACTGATACCGATGTAAAGCCAACTATAACACCAAAATCTAAATAATCTCTTTTTTGTGTAATAATTTTTTTTGTTAGAATTTTTGATTATATTTGTAATGAATATATAAATTATAACTTATGACTGTAAATGAAATGATGGAAAAGTCTTTCACAAAAATGGGAATAATTTTTGATGAAAAGACAGGTGTAATAACTGCTACAACTTGGAGTGGAAAGCTTATCGCAAATATGGCGTATAGAGATGGACATTTTGAATTGGTTGGTAAAATAGGTGATCACACATACAAATTAAAAAAATCTGCGAAATGAAAGCAATGAAAGTTAATGAAGTTCAAACCCCTAAATTACAATCAATTATAGACGAAGTTGGATTTAAAATTCAGCAGATTTATGATTTTGATTTTGAAGAAGACAGATTAAAACGACTTTTAAAAAAATATAAAGATTTAATTGAAATTTATTCTGATAACGGTTATAGTACATTTGAAATAGCTGAAGAAGTGTTATCCGCACAAAATCCGAGATGGAGAAAACAAGTGTATGGTTCCGATGATACTGATGAATAAAAAAAATGAAATGAAATGAAATTAGTAAGAGAAAGTATAACACCTGATTGGTATCAAGGAATTGAGTTCGGAAAGGCTCGAAATGACTTTGGTCCAGAGCCCAGACCTATAAATAACACCAAACGAAAGAAGATAGATTCTCTTGAGAAAAAGGCTGAGAAGATATACGCTAAAATGGTCGACACACCATACTTCCAAGTTTCTGTTAGAAAACATGTTATGCATAGGACTGAAAAGGTTGACAACAGAGAAGCTCTAAAACTTATCGACGATGCAATTTCAAACGTTAGGCGAATTGGAGACACTGGAGGAATAATAATCTACATATAAAAAAAAATTATACGATGAAAAAATTAGTATTAGAATCATTAAATGAACAAGAAACTTTCTTACCAGATTATTCAATTTTATCGTTTGACTGGAAAGCATCAGGAGAAGAAATAATGGAAGCTCTTGAAGTTGCATTAGGTGAATTAGATCTTTATATAACTCCACATCCAGTTGGAGAAGGAAATGATCAATATGTTTTTATAATTTCTAAAGGGCCTTTAAGTGATGAACAAAAGACAGAAATAGCTGAAGATTCCATTGAGTAAGCCCACTAATAAAAATAAAAATAATATATGAAACCAAACTTAGTTCGTGAATTTATTTCACTTAATGAATCCGCATCAGAAAAAGATATTAAACGTATAAAAGATCTTTTTGTAAGAAGCAAAGGAGATGATACAAAACTTTTACAGTTAGCTCAAAATATGGCTGCAAGTATTGATGGAGTTGAAAAAGCTCAAAGTCGTGCTGAAGCTGCCTGGCAATTATTAGGCGCAAATAACAATCCAATTGCAGATATCTTTTTAGATAGAGTAAAAGAACTTGGTGGCGGTGCAGCATTAAAAAATCCAGGCGTTTCAAATTCAATTCAAGCAAGAACAACTATCGCATCTGCTCCTCAATTATCTGCAACAAATCCAAGAGTATCACAATCTGAACATAAAAATGGCGTAATATTCCTTCCTACATATTCAGCAATTGCATTATGGGATTGGGAACTTACAGGACAATTTTCTGATGGAGCTTGGGAAAATGCTTCGCCATCTGATCACTGGGAATTTTGGTGTAACTTAGATGTTGAGCTTGGACAACCAGAAGTTGTTGCCCCGGGTTATCCACGCAAAACTGGATATGGATTTGGAATTCTTATTGAATACGGAATCGGAGATCGTATGGTAAAATTCGGAAGATATGCAAAAGCAGTTGGCCCTAAAGTTTTAAAATCTATAGGTAGTGAAGTAAGAAGTATCATTGAAGAATTTCCAGAAAATGGTCCATTTAATCTTGCAGAATGGAAAGCTAAAATGATCAAAGGAAGTTCATGGCGAGATAAGGATTATTATTGGAAAGGACTTGATCAAGAAGGGGTAAACGCATATTATGCAACAGTTTATACTGAAAAAGATATGAAAAGAGATTTAAGTATCATAAAACAAGCTATGAAAAACATATCACGTCGTTTCAACAATTTTTAAAAAGAAAATAAAAAGAAAATAAAAAGACATGAAAAAATTAGTAAAAGAATCATTAAATGAAGATGCTTATTACGAACCCCGTCATCAATGGAAACCATTAAAGCCAGGCGAAGATCAAGTTAATGAATTTGAAAAAGTAATTAATGAAAAATTTCCAATCACTACGCCTGAGGGTAGAGAAGATTGGTGGTTTATTGATAGAGTATTTTCGTATCCCGAAGCTTCTGACGGTACAGCATGGTTTGTGATTTGTACAAATGATAATGGAAAAAAACATATGTCATTTAGATCAGATGATTTATATAATGATGTTCGTCAAGATGGATCTTTAAGTTCTCATGAATCGGGTTCAGCTCAAGTTTGGAACAACCCAGGAAATGATGATTACGAAGAAGGAGAAAATGATTAAAAAAATAAAGATATGAAAAAATTAGTAAAAGAATCATTGATTGAAAATGATAGTAAAGAAGAAATCGAAGATTTAAAGCAAAAAATTGCTTATGCTCGGATGTTTCATCCAGAAAAAGTCGATATTTATTTAGATAGACTTGCAGAAATAGAAGGTGAACTTCCTGCAAACACAATGTTAGGTAATAAAATGTCCCGTGAAGCTTTACAGCGTGATACAGAAGAATCTGATCGTGAATATATCAAAAGTCAACGATTTAATAATGAAGAGAATGATCCTTATCGAAATGACCCTGACGATGGTCATGGAGAAATGTATCCTAAATTTCGATAAATGGAGCAGCAACAACAGGTATTTGAACAATTTTTTGGCCCTCAAATGCAAAATATTCCTCAACAAATTCCAGAGGATATCCTTTTCAATGACCACGTTATTGAAATTGCAAATAATTGGGAATCTGCTTTAGCATTTTATGATAAGCTCAAAGCTGGAACGATTACACAGGTGGGACCCATGGAGAATGATTGGTATATCTTTATCTCAACATATCAAATTCAGCTCGATACATTCCAGGGACCCGAGGAGTTCATGGAGCTGGTTTGTAAGAAATAAAATAAACAAGTAAATGAAATTAGTAAAAGAATCTTTAAACGAAGCGAAACGTAGAAACATGGGTTTAAGTGAAAAAGAATGGATAAAATTAAAAATTATGCTACATATTCAAACTTGCATTGGTAGGGAATTAACTCCTGAAGAAGATTTTAAATTTAGACTTGGTTTAGAAAGTTTAGCACAAGATATTTTACGAGAAATAAAATAAAAATTTTTCACTTTTGTGAAACTTTATGCATTAAGTGGCATGAAATCTATAATCGCATTAATATATACTAAAATAAAACAACACTACTTTCAATGAAACAATTATTCAGCTCAATGTTAGAACAACCTCAACCACAGAGATGTGAGTCACCGTTATGTAACATTAGAAGTCTGAAAAATGAAGGATAAATAAAATCCTATATACTTTAATTCAGCCTTCTAAAATTTTAGAAGGCTTTTTTTATGTTCGTTCTTTGAAATATTGAAATTGTTAAAGATTTGTTAAATGTTTTTTATTATCATTTAAATGTTATAAATTTGTATTCTAATTAAAAATATACATTATGTACTACTCTGATATCGTAATAGCCTGCGTAAGAAAACCTGATGGTAGCATATACGCAAAAGTCACTGATCTATATACATGGATTGATAACATTCAAAAGGCTAACTTTAAAGACCCTGAGTCTTCTGAATACCTAATTGAACATATAAGAAAGCAACTATTTAATTTGCTATAATGACCGCATAGTATAATGGCAGTGCAAAAGTCTGCAAAACTTTCGGTTCCAGTTCGACTCTGGATGTGGTCTCATTAAAATACCGGAGCGCTCTACCGTCAATGAGCAAAGAGTTCGGATGTTGACAATTTCGAATCCGCTCCAACAATATAGCTGTAGTAAAGAAAAGAGCTACTTCGAAATTTTGGTTTTCTAAACATTACCTCTTGTCGATTTTCTCAGTTATAATTTTGCCTCATGGTGTAATTGGCTAGCACTGCAGATTTTGATTCTGCCAGCTAAGGTTCGAATCCTTATGGGGCAACAACAATGTTCTCTGATGGAACTGAGCAGACATACCGGCCTTTGACACCGGTGCCTTTACAGGCGTACAGGTTCGAATCCTGTGGGGACAGCATAAGCTTGGATAATGCACTGGTTGCAGCCCAAGGGTTAGTGAGATACAAACCTCGCTCCAAGCTTTTATCGAGTATTAGCTCAGTTGGAAGAGCGCTACATTTGGGATGTAGAGGCCGAAGGTTCGAGCCCTTCATATTCGACAATAATAAAATTTATTATGAAAGAAACAGAAGCACAAAAAGAACAACGAGAAAAAGAAGAACAAGAAAGAAGAGAAAAAGAAAAAGCACATTATGCCTATTTACAACGCATTGAGGATCATTCACAAGATTATTACTTTCTAAATGGACAATTAAATTGGAGATGCATCATATAGGTAGATCTGAACGTTGGATTAAAATGTATGAAAATGGAACATTTCCTGCACATACAGGTTTTCTAAACAAACATCATTCCATCGACACAAAAAACAAAATGAAAATAAAACATGCCTTAAATAATCATCAACAGGGTATGCGAAATTCTCAATTTGGAAGTTGTTGGATAACAAATGAAAACGAGAATAAAAAAATTAAAAGAAATGAAATAGTTCCTGCCGGTTGGCGATTAGGCAGAAAAATGAATACTACAACATAAAAATGTTAAACTTTTGTTAAAAGTTTTTTACTTTCGGCAAAATGAAATAAATTTACATTTTAAACAATAAACATAAAAACCATGACAAATTACATTTCAGGAAAAAAAATTGACAGTGTAGCGGCAATCTTATTAACTTCCTATACTGAAAAGACTGCTAAATTAAAAAAGCAAATGGAAGAAGCTCTTACAGAAGAATGCAAAAAATTTCTTCCTAACGAAGTTCTTGACTTTTTCAAAATTTACCCAAATAAAGTACATGTTCATGGTAACGTTTCATTTTATTCTGGTTCCAAGTATTATTATTTAACAGTAAAACTTCCGACATTGGAAATGGATGTTAATAGTCGTATTATTAAAAAGGGTACTGATATTTTTAATACTCTTACTAAATTAGCAGAAGAATCTGAAGCTAATGAACGTGAATATATTATAACAAGGAATCAGATAAAATGCACACTTTCAAAACTAAGAACATATAAACAAATTCAACTTAATTTTCCAGAAGCATATGATATTTTGGTTTACAAAGTTGATAAAGTTGATAAAGTTACGGAATCACTTTGTGATAATGTAGAAGAATTAAGAGCAAAATTAAATAAAGAAATTCCGAAATAACTGATAAATCAGGTTCTCCTGATAAAACAGTTGAAGAATTCCATTGCGGGATTCTTGGGGTAGACGAAAGTTCCCCGGAGAGACTCTGTTAAAAGTTTCTCTGAAAAAATTTGGCGAGTTCGTCTAATAGGTTAGGACATAGGCCTTTCAAGTCTACGACACGGATTCGAATTCCGTACTCGCTACCATGAAAACAAAAAGATTGGAAACACCGTATGGGTGGATTGATTATCATTATGAAATATCTGAAAAATACCCAAAGGGATTGTTAATTTTAATGGGAGGATATATTAATATGGCTGAAAGAGGTCACGGCAGATACACAGAGATATTGAGCGACCTTTTTAATATGATGCCAATGGATACTATAGTTCAGGCTTCAGTAGCGCATCAAGGGTTAATTCCAATGTTTAAACGATTAGGCTTTAAAAAAGTAAAAAGAATTGAATATTGGGGTGAACGTTCCTATCCCATTGAAGGAAAAATTGAAAAAAAGTAAAATAAATTTTTTATTGTCAAGAATTTATATTACCTTTGTATTTCTATTAAAAAAGGCCCGTTCGTATAGGGGTTAGTACACTGGGTTTTCAGCCCAGTGACAGGGGTTCGATTCCCCTACGGGCTACACAAAGACTGTTAGGATTTTATAGAAGGCCAGTTACCTTGCATAGAAATTCAAATGCCCTCTTAGCTCAGGGGTAGAGCGTTCGGGTGAAGCCGAAACTTGAAGCATAATGACGAGAATGGATGTACAAATTCTGCGCAGGAAATGTAATGATTATTCAAGTTCGTGTAGAGAGGTAGATGAACTTCAGATGTCTAGAGGAATAACGTTTGAATCTAGAAAGAGTAGTGTAGTCGAGGGGACCGTGGTTCGATGCCACGAGGGGCACAATTTACGTCAATGATTACGAAGGGGCGCAAGCTTTTAACGTACGATCGGGTTAAAAGTGGCTACCCATAGAGGTATCAGAGGTTGAAAAAGAGGTGTACAACTCTTTTAAACTTTGGAGGTTCGATTCCTTCTAGACGTACAAATCACTAGGCTGTCACCCGGTGACTGAGTGGTTCGAAACACTCAGAGGATAAAAAGTGTAATGGCGCACACCATGAAGTTAGAATGCACGCCACCCGGATTGAACGGGATGAGGCAGCACAGAACGGAAAGGAAGATAGGGTTCGAATCCCGTTTATTCACATTGTATATGCATGGAGAATCCCCGTGTTGCGGTGGCACATGAAAGCAGAGATGCGTACAGATTAGCATGAACAACTAATGGCTCTAACGATATTGTAGAATATGTAGTGAATCGAAAGGTTACTTCGTGGATTGAAAAATACTTTTTGGCGCTTTTTTCTCATTTTTTACAAAACTTTTTAATGAAGTGATATATAATCTTTAAATAAACTAATCTTAAAAATTAACATGAAAAAATTATTCTTTGCTCTCATTGCTTTTGCTTTAATCTCATTCGCAGCTTGTAAATCAACACCCACAACTACTGAATCTACTAATACCGATTCTACAGCTCAAGTTGATACTATTGTAATTGATAGCGTACCTGCTCAGTAACAAAACATTGCCGAAAGGCAACTGCCCCCTTAGCCCAATAGGAAGAGGCACAACGTCCTTAAAAGGCGTAAAAGTAAGGGTTCGAATCCCTTTTAGGGCACTCATTACAGTTTGTTCACTTTTCCAAATTCGCATGAATATATAGAATAAAAATGTATATTTGTAATTGCGGAAAGGAATTTGAAAAATCACAATCTTATAATAGCCATTGTTCAAAATGCAAGATTCATATAAAGATATTAAAACCATCTATATATAAAAAAGATGACATTTATATATGTGAATGCGGTAAAGAATTTATTAAATCACAATCATTAAACTCTCACTTTTCACATTGTCTCATACATAGAAAAGGTGAACCAGAAAAACCAAGAGGAGGCAATAAAAATTGGAGTAAAGGATTAACTAAAGAAACTGATAAGCGTGTTAAATCACAGAATGATTCATGGAAAGCTAGTGTTATAGCTGGCACATATGTGCCAACGTTTTTGAACAAACATCATACTTTAGAAACAAAACAACAAATGTCTAAATCGGCATCAGAAACAAATAATGGATACGTTAAAACTAGATATTATGAAATTTTCTGCCCGCATGATAATAAAAATGTAAAAGTCCAAGGTACTTGGGAATTAAAATACGCTGAATATCTTAACAAAAATAAGATCAATTGGGCACGTCCTAAAACTCGAATTTTATACACGCTATTTGACGGGGATTATTCTCATAGTTACTTCGCAGATTTTTATCTACCAGAATCAGATACATTTATAGAAATAAAGGGCCATTGGTGGAAATCTAAAGATGGCAGAGTGGATGATAAAAGAAAAATGAAATGTGTTTTGGAACAAAATCAAGACAAAAATATCATAATTCTTACATTATCTGAATTGAAAGTATTAAACATATTATGAGTTCGAATCTCATAGGGGGTACAACAAAGAAATGAAAAAAGAAGCACCTGATCACTACTGGAACATACGAGTACTAACTCGAATATATGATAATTCCGATGAACGAGATTTCTTTTTAACTGAAGTTCATTACGATAAAGGAATTCCAGTTGCATATGCAACTGGAAGAAATAATTATGCAGGCGCTGATATAAAGGAATTAAATTGGAGATTAAATAGAATGAAAGAAGCACTCAAAAAACCAATTTTGGATGCTAACAATTGGCCCAACGAGTGGGCAAAATAAAAATATATCGCGGGTTAGAGTAGAGGACTAACTCTTCGGGCCCATAACCCGACACAGTCTGTTAAAGATTGTCATCCGTCCGAATCGGATACCCGCTACTCGGTGAACTTTTTGAAATTTTCTTTGAATATATGATAAAGAAAGAAAGTCTTACTGAATATCTAACTTTAGGTTGGATAAAAGGTAGAAAAATACATGCGAAAGAGTGAAACGGATTTTGACTTAAACAGTCAATAGATCATCTCAGGCTCATAACCTCAGGATAGTGGTGTTCGACTCCCACATTCGCACCTAAAATTAATCACTTTTTAAAATAAAATTAATCATGTATCCCGAAACAACAGCCAATCCTACCTGGAACTTTTCAATTAATCCAAAGAAAAAATTAATAAGAACAATTGAAAAATACGATAAAAATGGTATATATGCAGGTAAAGAAGTGATAACCGAAGAGGAAATCATAGAACCTGCTTGGAGTTATTTTTATGCAGGTATACTCAATGAAGATGAAAATTCATATAAATGTACAGGGTTTTGGAATTTGCTAGATTATAATGGATGTACCTGTGGAGCATGTAAATGTGGAGACAGTGCACATGATATGGAAGTTAAAGATATTCCAAATTTAAACAATTTAATTTCATACGAATAATTAACAAAATTTTAACATTAACCATTAAAACTATCAGCTTTTTGCTGTATATATAATCTATACTTACTAATTGTGGTAAGGCCAATGAGTTACATCGCTATTCCAAAATAATTGCTAAACAACCTCATCGCCAAATTTCCCAGTTATTATTTTTCAAAATTTGAAACTTATTAACGTGCCCGGGAATTTAACTCTCGGGCACTGTTGATTTAAAAACAACATATATGTCACGTTCAAATTATACGTATGGTATTGCAGATGGAACTGATGAAAAGATTTTATGGATTGTTGATAGCAATCTAGGAAATATGTCAGTAACAAATGACATGGAAAATGTTCTTGATGAAATAGAGAAAAAAACACTCTTTTCATTAAATGATTATAAAATAATTTATAGGGATTCTGCAAATTCCTGGGATGGTGTTGAATATAAAAACGGAAATGTTAATTTTGTTTTTTTAAATGCATCAACTATTCAAGAAGCAATTAAAAAAATAACAAAGCAAAATTAAATACTAAATACAATAAACAAATTTCTTTAACCTAAAAAATTAATAGTTATGTCAAAGTACAATGAAAAGAGGGTATCAATCCCAGATCAAAAGCCAACTGTAACATTACAAGGTGGCCCAGGCTTTACTCAAAAAGCTGAAAAAGAATTAATAGGCATTCTTTCAACAGGCTTATCTAATACTTTTTACGAAAAGGAAACTGAACGTGAAAAGAGATTTAAGGAAGTTCTTAATGAAGTTGCTAAGAAAAACCCATTATTTGCTGCAAAAGCTCTTATCTACGCACGTACAGTGTTTGGTCAAAGAAGTGTTACACACTATGGCGCAGTAGAACTTATTGCTCATTTATCAGGAACCGAACTTGCAAAAAGATTTTTCTCAAAGAGAGACCGTAAGGTTAATCGTGGAGGTATTATCTATCGTCTTGATGATATGGCTGAAATCTTAGCTTGTTATCAAGCAAAGAATGGCGCTAAGGCTCCAATGCCAAACTCATTAAAGAAGGGTTTCAAAGATGCAATTGAAAACTCAGATGCATACACTCTTGCAAAATATCAAATGAAGTCAAGAGGTATAAGTCTTGTTGATATTGTTAATTTGGTTCACCCTCATGCAACAACTACAAATGGTACAGTAAAAGTATCATTAGATGAATTCAAGAAAGCTATAAAAGGAACTAAATTTGAAAAGGAATATGATTTTTCATTTTTAACTCCAGAAGAAACTGTGATGGAAATCCCAGCTATCAGAGCATTAGTTCTTGGCATTTTGAAGCAATTCAATACTGCTGAAGACAAGAATACAAAGTCTGGACAAGAAGTTGCAGTAGCAGTTAAATCAGGAGAACTTTCAGTTGAACAAGCTAAGATTGTTCTTAATGATGCTAAAGTTGATAACTATATTGAACTTATTAAAACCAAGAAAATTGGTTATCTTGCTCTTGTTCGTAAATTGAGAAATATTTTACAAACAAACAACATGGAAGTTCTTGACCTTGCTTGCGATCTTTTAGTGAATGAAAAGCTTATCAAGCAATCACTTATATGGCCTCACCAAATTGACCTTGCATTAGAAATAATGACATTGGAATTTTCGGGACAAGCAATGGCAAAAGTTACAAAGGCTTTAGGAATAGCTTATGAGCTTTCAATTCCTAATCTTGAAAATTTATTACCAGAAGGAAGAACCGCAGTTGTATTTGATACTTCAGGCTCAATGGGTTTTTACTCACACGTTCAAAGTGATAAGGATGGAAAAGCTTGTCAAATTAATTCGACTCCTGCTGAAAAGGCTGCTCTTGTAGCTGCAACTTTTGCTAAGGGTGTAAATGGAGACGTTTATCACTTTGCAGATAGAGCAGAAAAAATTACTGGCTGGAATCCTAATGACTCTGTAAATACTTTGAAACAAAAATTCAAAGGATACAGTGGACGTCAAGGTCACGGTACTGATTTTGGATCATGTTTTGACTTATTTGTACAAACAAATCAACAATATGATCGCGTTTTGATTATCAGTGATGAACAAGATGGATACGGAAACGTAGAAAACAAATGGAAGACATACTGTAACAAGTTTGGAACTCCATACGTTTATATCATCAATGTTTGTGGATATGGCCCAACAGCAATGAAAGACGGTGGAAAGGTATTCAGATTATTCGGATACACTCAAGCTATCTATGAAACGATTCCGCAATTCGAAATGAACCCTCAAATCGTGATTGATGAAATCAACAAGATAGAAATTTAAAACTAAAGGGAGGAGAAATCTTCCCTTTTTTATTGCTTCTAATGTATCTCTGATAATTCATTAAGACGGTTTTAATGGCTTAATGTTATCGTGATGAACATTAACTTTTAACTCAACTTTAACAATAATGATATTATTAGAATCCTTTTAATGATTATATTTGTACTATGATTATACATCAAACAAAGTGTTACACACAAAAACAATATAACGATTTAGGGTCTCAGTTTATAACAGAAGAACTTAAAGATATTATAAATTTAAAATCTAAAAAGGTACATTGGAGTACTGCAAAAATTGAAACTGAAAGAGTTACTCAAGGAGTAGATTTTAAAGGTATTGTAAATAAAATAGAAATGACAATTGTGGTTAAATTAACAGTGGAGGCAGAATGAACACACTAGAAAAAAGTATATTAGAAACGGTTACAACAAATTTGCGTAAAGCACAAAGCGAACCCGTAATTGATTGGACCAAATACTCAATTATGTTGCGACATGCTCTTGATAATAATATTGCAATATTAGATACTCTTATTAAAAATCCAGTAACTCCAGATAAAGATGAAAATATTTTTTCTTAAAGCAGCATATTTACTTGGAAAAGAATCCAAGTGTGTTTCAAAAAAAGTTGGAGCAATTATTGCTCTTAATCAAAGAATTATATCAACTGGTTATAACGGAACC